ATGTTATCTTCCGTAGCTCCTAGCAGGTAATGCTCAAGCTCCCTGACAATCTGTGACTTACCCATGCCTGAGCCACTGGTTATAGTCACTAATTCCTTAGGCCTAAATCCGTATGTAACGCTGTTAAGACCAGACCAAGGGTAGGGTGTACTCTTAACGTCTTTAGTGGCGTTTAGCAATTCCCATGTGTCTTGGCCTCCTACAATCCCATCAGGGCGGTAGGTCTTGGCATTCCACCATTCACTTGTAAACTCACGTATGCGATTAGCTTTGAGCATTTCGCCAGCATCTTTCAAAGGCAACGTGCAATTCTTAGCCTTATTAGGTGAGAATAGTTGTAATACCTTACTTGCTGCCTTCTGGCCTTGTTCGTCATTGTCAAAGCAAATGACTACGTTTTCAAATGTTTCTAGCCATTCTAGCGAGGACTTTATATCCTTAACGGCTGACCCTGCTCCCGACTTGATAGAAACAACAGGCCACTTGCCATCAAACATTTCTGATATAGCCAGTGCGTCCGCTTCACCTTCACATACTGTTACATACTTGCCTCCTTCCTTGAAGGCCTGCTGACCGAATAGGCCAGTATTCTCATAAGTACCTGTAGCGTAAAACTCCTTATTCTCTACCCTACGTACCTTCGTTCCTACAGGTTGGTTTGTGCTAACGTCATAGTATGGATAGTGGTGTTTAGTTATGTTACCATCCGTCCCGTACTCTACTGTTACTCCAAACTTCTCACACACTCCTTGTGATATTCTGCGGTCTGCTATTGCGGCAAATACACCCGACATTTCAAACCTCCGTTTAGGGTCTCTTGGCGCTTCTGGAGAGGCCTCAATAGCCCCTCCGTTTGCGTGTTCATAATAATTACAGTCTACACCAAAACAGGTAGCGTGACCATCTGAGTATCTAGCTAAGTTGTTAGAACTACCACAACTCGGACACGCTTCATGTCTGACAAAACTGCTCATATTAGAAATCCTCGTCAGTGCTTCCCTGTGCTTCTGCTAGTTCCAACACACGTACCTTTTCTAAATAAGGTGGTGTGCCATGAACAGGATGTGGGTTGCCTTTCTTCCATTGAACACGTACCTTAGAACCTCGTGTAACTTGACCCATGAATGGTTTACCATCTAAATCAAACACTGGTACTGTGTACTGTGTCGAAAACTTACGCTGTGGTTTACCTTCATAGTCTTTGATTTTGACACCCTCAGACTCTAGGTTTGTTGCTGACTTTTCATCCAGTGTCAACGTCAAGGTAAACTTACCCGTTGATTGACCATTAAAAACGTCATGTTCTTTTAGTGATTCAAATGCTACTGTACCTTCTGCAATCATCTTGGAAATTCTCCTATATGGTTTCCAGTTTAAACTAAGGGTTCTACTATAGAACCCTAGTACTCTTTAGTAATATAACAAAGATAATATATTAATGTTTCTTTGTATACTTAGTATTATACCAGTAGTTTTACCTCCTGTCAACTTTTATTTTAAAATACTTTCTAATGATTCTCCTTCCGCTTCTGTTGTTGTGCTGTAGTTTAACATAGCTTCATTGCTGCTTACAAGACAGCTACTGCATAAATCTAAAAATTCACCCGAATCTTGGTCTTTTCGAGACAATTCATAATCATTCAGTATCACATCACAGGCTTTACAACGCATATCTAGCTCCTTAATTTACCAGTGTGGCTTGTGGGTGTTGTTCCCAATCTTCGCCAGTATACATTTTAAACTCATCTAGTAGCTGGCTGTGTTTTTTTGTCATTAATTCTTCATACAATCCTAGTCTGATATATTCTTCTATTTCGTAATATCTAAGATTGTCTCTTTTAATTTCAATTAGAGCCTCCATAAGAGGCCAATCATATTGTATTGCTTTTATTTCCATTTGTCAACCCCTAATCTACATCATAACTATCTGCTATAAGCATATTACAAAGCCTATTAGCACGTTTTTTGACTTGTCTAGCCCATCGACTATCTAAAAAGTCTATTGCTGCTTGATTATAGTCTTTATTCTCCATTGCGTCAAGTGCTTTTTTGAACTTTCTTAGTTTTGTCAGGCCTATATTGAAACAAATATCAATTATAACATCTTTTCTTGTTTCTGATAGTGTGGAAAACCAAGGAAAAGCCCTTTCTAGTTCCGCTTCTGTTCTGTTTATATCATTTTCGAGCATATAATCTATTTCATGGTCACTTAGGCCTATGCCTGTCCTATCGTCTATATTACGCCCTACTCCTATAGTCCATTGTCCACTGGTACACTTGTACGCATGGCTTTTAACTCCTTCATGTTTTCTTAACATACTTTTTAAACGTATTCTGTTAGTCATTGTTTAATAGCTCCTGTGCTCGTTGTTTTGCCTCTATTGCAGCCAATTCATCTAAATTCAAAGCGATATTAAGCGCCTGTGAAAGGGTCGCTATATCCTCATTAAACACACAAAAATTGTCTGTATAGTTTTCATTACTAAGGATTATATCACCTGTTTCTGGATTCCTTTGAATGTGCATATAGCCTCCTTAAATTCGTCCGATTGATAAGCCAATTCTAGGCCTTCTAATGCTAACATATCTTTAGCACGTAATTCAACGTAATTATAATCATTTCCTTTTGCTTCTACTTTCTCCACCACAAGCCAACGGGCATCCTTGCCAAATGATCTAGCCTGTACTATCCTATATTCGACCCTACCCAATACAGTATCACCACAATAGATAGCATAAGGCCTTTCCTGTGCTCGTATGTTTTTACAATTCATTGGCATAACTAACCAATGTAAACTCTGGATTAAATTTAGCATAATTACAGGCTTGCAAGTAGTTATCAAAAGTGGTTGCTTCTTTTAACTCTGTTGTGCTTGTTTTCCGCAAATATTCGCCCGTTTCATTTAAAATTAACTTGTAATAGGTATCCCTATCAAAATTTTTTAAAACCCATGCTGGCTTGTTTTCCATTGTCTTGTTCCTTATAAGTATTTGTGAATTAATCCGACTACCAAAGTAGTCCAGAGCATTGTACCAATGATTATAATACAAAGCAACTCTTTTTGTTCCCTATTCATAATTGCGCTCCTTTTCGGGATAGTAAATTTCAGCGACACAAATTAGCACTTCCCAATTAATACCCATATCAGCATCATGGCCTTTATGTGCTCTATGTAAAACATATCTAGCTTGTTGTGGTGTTAAGTCTGGACGAACTTCTAATACGTCCTCGTAATGCCATTCTATCATAATCCAATCAGCTAATGGTTCTAACGTGCTTACTTCTGTACTGGGCGAAACGCCTAGCTTTACTCTATCTTTGAATTTTTCCATTGTGTTGCTCCCGTTTGGTTTTTGCTTTACGTGCGCCCCGTGTTACCACAGAGCGCAGAGAAAACAAACTCCTTTTATTTTGCCCAGTTACTATATAAACGGCGGTTGCTTCGTTTGGCCTTGAAACTTTCAAGGTACAACGTGCGCTTGCCTAGGTGCACAGCATAGGTATGCTTTAGCGCCTCAATTTTCCAGCCACGGGATTTAATAGCTCGCTTGCGATAGATACCCTTTAGATTGCCTATTAAGGCTATTTCTAGGTCAAATCGTGCGCCCGTTGTGCCATCATTTAATGATTTAGTGTTTAGTTTGAACATTGTACTACTCCTGTTTTTTGGTTTTGATTTTTAGATTATACACTAACTGTAGGTATAATGCTAGACTTAAATTTACTTTTTTTGCTACCATGGACTGAAATAGCCACGTTTTTTTGTTCTCCGTCGCAAATTCCGCACTGTTCACAGGTCAAACCTTTAGAATCCGCTAGGCATTCAATTTCATTATCTAAGTACCCGTCATTAGGTAATTTGACCCTAAAAGTTTTAAAACCCTTAGCTTGTAGCTTTATGGCTTGCTTATAGGTATCTGCACTAGCCATGACAAGGCCTTGTAAACGGTTGTCGAAGTTTCTGTGGCTTGCTTGGTGCGTGTAACCAGTGTGACTCCCAAATGCGCTGCATACGTCCACTATTGTCTCATAGGGTAATGCCGCTGGATCGCCATAAGCGCCTAGTCTGACGCTGGCGTGATAATTAAACGCTGGCAATCCCTTTGTATATCCTCCTTTTTTATAGGTTCTATATACAGCTAATGGGGCTTGAAATGTAGTGACATAGCAAGCGCCTCCGTTATAGTGACGCTGTGGACATGAACCACAGACTGCATAGTCGTCACCTGTTTTTGTCGCTGTATGTGGTTCAATATCCTTATGTAATATCCACAACTGGGCCATATTACCAGTTTTTACATTGGTTGTTTTCATTGTCAAGATAGCGACAATATCTACATTAGTATCTAGTTGGCTTTTGCCTTCATATACTACATAACCCTTTGCTTTTTTCATTGTATCCACCTATATGGTTTCCAGTTGTTTTATGCTAGGCCTCAGATTATAACCTAAGGCCTAGACTAAAGCAACTAGTGGTATTATTGAACTTCAATCCCGTAGCGGTTGTTTAGCTCATCTTGTAGTTGATCCATGTGCTTCGACCATTTGTCAGCTCGGCTAAGTCTGTTAGCGTCAGAGGCTTGCAAATACAATCCATGCACTTGTATCATTCGGTGCACTAAGTTGCCTATATCAGTTTTAACTTCGTTGCTTAATATGTCTTTAGTTTCCATTGTGTTGGCTCCTGTTGCCGTTGTTTTGATATGTCTATAATAGCACAACACGACATAGAGTCAACAATTATTTACGTTTATTTTTATATTTATTTGTTATAACAATATAACTATTAGTTAGTTTGCTCATGCTTTTATATATACACGCATGCGAATAGCATAATATTTCTTTGTTGTCAATACTTTTTTTACCATGCAAAACCTATGCCAACATAGCTAAAATTGAGATCACTATTTTTTAATATCAACGTACAGGGTCAACTAAAAACCTCGTATGCGGCCATTCTCGAAGCCTAAAGCCCATGTGGATAAGTCTGTGTATACTTATACGTTTACTTGTGGATAACCTGTGTATACATAATTGTGGATAACTTGTGTTGCTTGTGGATAACTATAGGCTGCCACAAGTCCTCTCACACTTCAACCTGTGGATAACTTTTGTGTTCTGTGGATAACTTGTGGATAACTTGTGGACAACCTGTGGATAACTCGGCAGCCTGTGGACAACCTGTGGACAGCCTGTTGACAACCTGTGGATAACTTGTGGATAACCTGTGGATAACCTGTGGATAAAAACAT